CCGGCTAATACAAATATTCACATAGTGTGGAGCTGGGAAAATGGTGTATTTAAATTCTATGAAAACGGAGTCTTACAAGTAAATAGCAACCAAGGCGCGTATTCAGCTCCAAATATAACTGGTATAGCTTTTGGAACAGGTATTAATGTCTCTAACGGATATTGGAATGGCAATCAATTTGTGAATAAGATATACAATAGAGCACTCACAGCAGGAGAAGTAACACAAAACTA